GGCCTGAGGATGGGAGTAGACTACAAATACAACGCCCAATCAAAAGTAATCACATTCTCAAACGGAAGCGAGGAATACCTAAAGGATTTATTCTTTTATCCAAGTGATCCGGACTTTGTGAGTTTAGGTTCGACTGAGTATACTGATGGAGCAATCGATGAGATGGGAGATATTGGAGAGCAGGCATATCAAATCATAAGGTCCAGGGTAAGATTTAAGCTGGATGAGTTTGGGTTGATTCCAAAGATTGGGATGGGGAGCAATCCGTGTAAGACTTTTATTTATAGGGATTTTTATAAGCGATGGAGAGATGACGACCTAGAACCATACAAAGCGTACGTTGCGGCGAGTGTTTATGACAACCCATTCATCTCAATACATTACATCGAGAACCTAAAAAAGCTAGACAAAAAGAACCGTGAGAGATTATTGAATGGGAACTGGGAGTATGATGACGATCCAACAAAGATATTCGATTATGACAGGATCATAGATTTATACACAAACGAAGCAAAGAGAGGTCAAAAGTATTGCGTAGTGGACCAATCAGGATTCGGGAGAGATAAATGCATGGTATCAATTTGGGACGGTTTATTTATTAGTGAGTGGTTAGAATATCCAGAAGGAATCTCAAGCACAGAACTAGACAAAATATTAACCACTAGACAAATCCCCAGGAGCCGTTGCATAGTAGATGAGATTGGTGTAGGTTTTGGACTAAAAAAAGAAATGCCAGAGATAATAGGATTCGTGGCTAACGCAGCACCACTCAAAAAGAAAAAGAAAACAGAAGACGAAGAAGGAACTGACAACTACAAAAACCTAAGAAGCCAATGTTGGTTCGAATTAGCAAATCACGTTAATTCTGGGATGATAGGAATTTATAGAAAACTCCCAATTAATATCAAGGACCTATTAACCGAAGACTTAGAAGTCATGAAACAAATGGATTCAGACAAGGACACAAAGTTGAGAGTCGCATCAAAGCAAGAATTAAAAGACTCAGGTGCGCTTAACAGGTCGACAGATGCCGGGGACTGTCTTGTAGGAGATACCAACATATTAACCACAAAGGGATATAAATTTATTAAAAATGTAGAGGTAGGAGAAAAGGTAATAACTCCATATGGAAGTAGAAAAGTTTTGGAGGTCAAAAAGAAGAAATCAAAGCAAATAGTCAGAGTCAAATTCAATAATGGTAAGGAGATTTATTGCACACCAAATCACAAGATTTATCTAAATGATAGTTTTAAAAAGGTTAAAGCCCTTAAGGTGAGAGAGTATAAAGGAGAATTACTCAGCATAAAAAATTTATTGAAATGGAGAATAAAGAGATTATTTACAAGGGAGAAAGATACAGGCTTTTATCCAGTGGAAGATATTATTACAAAAAAAGAAATGGAAGAATCGAAGCCTTACATAGAAGAGTTTATGAGGATTCAACAGGAAGACCAATCCCTAAAGGATACGCAGTTCACCATATTGACGGAAACCATCTCAACAATAATAAGGGTAATCTTACAATCATTGAATCTTCGGAACATCAAAGGATTCATGCAAAACAAAATATTAAGAACATTAAAAAAATATGTGCATTCTGTAAAGAAGAATTTATTGATAAAAGCGTTCACCAAAGAGGAACGTATTGCTCAAACAAATGCTTTCAAAACACAAAGTATAAAGAGAAAAAATATTTTGAAGAAAGAGATTGTTTATACTGCGGAAAAAAGTTCAACGTCAAAAAGCAAGACCCAACCAAATGCTGTTCAAGAAGTTGTGCTGCTAACCTTATGTGGAGAAATAGACGTTTATGATTTAAAAGTTCAGAAAGACCACTGTTATTATGCTAATGACATTCTAGTTTCTAATTGTTTGATGATGAGGATGTATTTTGAGATTCAGCCTAACGTATCAGCTTGGGCATTTGGATAGAAAGTTTTAAATAGTAGAATATATAGTTATATTCATTAGGGATAATAATTAAATTAAGCCTCCACTTAGGAGGTTCATACTCGATCGAAAGAAAGAGAGCAGACGAGCAAATCATTTTCCCCTTGCTAGCGTGCGGGAAGGTTAGAGCTTATCAGGTTTGAATCCTGCCGTTTGCTTGGGCTTGAGACGTTAAGCCGGCCTAAAACTGGAACGGGCTGACACCGGGAAAGAATGGAATGTGGGTAAGAAGCCTGTCAAATCGGCATATCAAACCAACGTCCGGGTAGTCCGGAGAGCCCACATTTTATAATCATGGAAAGAAAGAAAGAAGAAATAGGAGAAGCTGAAGAGGCAAGAGGTGAAAAGATTCGTATTAGTCCTATCGTTGACATATACGAAACCAACAGAAACTACTGGGAGAATCTATCAAAAATAAAAGATTACCTTTGGTTTAATGATAAATATAATTAATTAACGCCTTATGCAAAACGACAAATACCTTTATAAAATTCTTAGGACTATAATATATATCCTCCAACAGCATAGCTCACCAAGTTAATTCACATTCATGGCTCAAAGAAAATCCGCACAACTATTCTCGAACTGCCCCTGGGAAGGTAGTGAAACTTTGATGCCATTAGGCAAAACAGCCCAACCAGTAAATTATAAACAAAAAGATGTTAATATGGTGACGGCCTTCGAAGAAACACGAGACGGACTACCAAAAGCATACATCCCAAACTTTTTCTACAGAGCACCATTCGGTTACCCAAGATACAAAGACCTTAATTATTTTAGACAACTAGCAACATCAATATACGTGGACATGTGCGTGACAGCAATCATTGATGAGGTGTGTTCGGTTGAGTGGGAAATAGTAGCTGAGGATCGTGCCGGCAATGAAGTATTAGGAAAAGAAAAAGACATCGAGCGAATCCAGGACTTCTTCCATAATCCAAATACCAATAAGGAAAGCTGGGAGATGATTGTTCGAATGATGTTGCCAGATTTATTGGAACTTAACTCCGGGATAATTGTGAAGATTTTTAACACGTTCGGAGAGATGGTAGAGATTTGTTCCAGGGATGGAATGGCATTCACAAAGAACCCGGACCCTTATGGATTTTACACAGACAGAGCAGATTTAATTTTAATGAAGAATATTTTGGGAGAAGGCGAAGAACAAACACAACAAATGGACTATCCAGCAATTCAGGCAGAAATGACTGCCGAACAAGCAAACCAAGAAGGCGCATATTTTCAATACGGATTCAACACAGGTGCTAGACCAATCCCATTTGGAAGGCGAGAGATAGTGTGGTTCGAGAAGAAGGTACGAACAGATAACCTATACGGAAGAAGTAGCATGGAAGTCCTATCCAAAACAGTTCAAACATTAATCTACGCAGTAGAGAGCCAACTCGAATATTTCAACGACAACTCAATACCTCCTGGAGTTTTGGGATTAGAAGGGATGAGTAGTGATGATCTAAAGGCATTCGGACAACAATGGGTTCAACAACAGAAAGTCCAAGACTCACTAGGAAACTGGAAGAAAGCAAATCACAAGATGCCAATCGTTAACAAGATGCCAAAGTTCGAGAGATTAGGCTTCACAAACCAAGAACTAGAACTAATCGAGAGCCAAAAGTGGTGGTCCAAATTAGTGTGGGGCGCGTTCGGAATCACAGCAACCGAGCTAGGCTTCACAGAAGACGCAAAAGGATCCGCAAACCAAATAGTTCAGACAAGTGTAGCAAAGAAACGAATCATTTATCCCCTACTAAGATTAATCGAGTATCATGTCAATACGGAGATTATCCCGGAGTTTGGTGTTGAAGGTGTTCGTTACAAGTATAAGATTTTTGATATTGATGAGGAAACAAAGAAGTGGGGATTATACAAATTACAAACAGAAGCAAGTCTAAAGACAGTTAACGAGGTTCGAAACTCAGAAGGCCTAGACGGACTAGAAGGCGGAGACGAAACAAACTCAATGCGTACCGACAGACAACAAACGGCAGACAGGGAAGCTATGGGTAATCCATTGCAGCAAGAATCAGACAAGATAAACCGAGATAGCCAAAACACTCGTGATAAGATGACAGGAAAACCTGCCAAAGGAGACAAGCCAAAGGATGTTAAAAAAGCCCTAACAACCAGTAGCGGACTAACACTTCAACCAAACGAAGAGATGAACCCAAATGAAAAAAAGCTAAAGAAACAAATAACCGACCTACTAAAAAAGAATAAAGAAAAAGTGTTCGAACTTCTAGAAGAACAAGGCAAACCTGAGACCTTATTGCAAATCAAAGGAATAGACGACATCCCAGGAATAATCAAAAAGATATTCGAGATTTTCACATTCAAGAAAGTAGTAGATGAAGTAATTAG